TAGCTTAATGTTTTGTTTAAATTCATCTGAAAGTTCAGTACCTTCAAAGATAGATTCGATTGTAGATTCAACTTCTACAACTTCTTCTACCACTTCTTCTGTTTCAGTAGTTTCTACTTCTTCAGCAGTTGGTACTTTCTCTCCGGCCTTTTCTTGACCAGGAGTCTTTACATCTGATTTCTTGACTTCGACTTCGCCTTTCTTAGACTTCTTCTCTTTATTGTCACCACCTTCTGGAGTTACAGGTTGTGGTACTTCTGAGTAACCGTCATCAGCAACGAATTTAGTTTTGTCGTCTGCCATAATTTTCTCCTTTTAATACTTGTTTAAATACAAATTTAATCTGTCTGCAAATTATTTATTAATTTATTTATTTCTTAAAGAACTCAAGAATGTACGGAACATTCTCTGTGCAGTTTCTTCGTCAATAGTTTTTACTACGCGAGTAATTTTCTTTTCAACCTCTTCAACAATTTCCTCGAGGACTTCAGCTACTTCCTGAGGCCTCCAAGATGAAGAAGCTATATCGTAATAATACTCTCTGTTCTCCATAATGCCATTTACAAATGCATTAGGAGCTGATGGGTCGGTTACAATATCAACTGTTGCGAGATGAAAGTCTTTTTGAACTTCCATAACACCGTCTTTTAATTGTTTAACCGAACCTAACCCTCTTGTTGAAACGCCAATTTTAACACCTTCATCTAAAAGAGATTTTACAATCTCTCCCATAGGTGTTTTTAAGATTTTTGCTTTACCGTAAAAATCGTTACCTTCGCGCCTCATTGATGTAATTAAATGTGATACTCTGTCACCGTTAATAGTAGGACCCTCAGGATGTCCGAGTTCTCCAAGTGCACGCTTAGGCTTAATAAATTCAGCCTCGTAACGATTCATCTCTTTCTCAAGAGTATCACATGGATATGTTCTACCATTTCTGTTTTTAATGTCACCTTGCATGAAGATACCTTCGATAAAGTGGGACTTAGTTCCGTCCTCTTTAGCCTCGGTAATTACTTCAAGGTTTTCATTTAGTTCTGTAATAAGTTGCATATTATCACCTTTAATTAGATTTCTTGTAATTATTTATAACTTTTATTATATTCTTGCGTCATAATAATTTTTGTTCAGTTCGCCACGTTCAATAGTCTCGCCCTTTTTACGTACTTTAACATAAGTATATTGAGCATTTCCGCCTGGTGGAGTAAAAGTTCTAACCCCTGCAGACGTTGTACCATTAGCATCTGTATATGTACTTGATGCCGTAGCTGCGTTGTCATATTCCCAGATGCAATTATTATTTGCATCTTCTGACCCTAGTACGTCAACCCATGCCATGTTAAACTCCGGCTTGAGTTGCGAACTTTAAGATTTCTTCAAATCCCTTCTTGTCTTTCATTAACTGGTCTTCCATCTCTTTCTTATTTTTTGGATTTAAGCCTTTCATAAATTGGTTTAGAGATTTAACATCTTTAAAATCAATTTTAACTGCTTGTCCATTCTTAAGTCTAAGACTGCCAGGTTTAAAATTTGCTTCGTTTACCTCTTCTGATATTTTATATCCAACTTCTTTAGCAAGTTTTCCATGTATATCAGCAGCATCGTCTTTGTCACCATCGTAATGGTTAACCGCAAAGTTCCAAACGTTTTTGGCGTCTCCGCTTACAAATGCTTCGTCATCTCCTTTTAATGAGATTTTAACTCCGAATTTTTTTTCGTGAGAAGCTTTTTGACTATCGTTACCAATATAATCAATATCGATTTTAGCTTCACTTAATAAGAATGATTCAGTAACTAAGTTTTCGATTTGAACGTCTTCGTATACGCTATTCATTAAATCGTCTACTTCTGTATCACTAGGTAAAGTAACATCATCACCTGGTTCTACATCTAAATCATCATCTTGTTCAATGTCTTTTTTAACAACTTCTGAACCTTTAGCATATGCATATAATGATTTAACATTACCAAATACTTGTGCTAATTTATTCTGCCACCATTCTTCTGGGTCCATATCTTCAGCACCAAGGTATTCCATAATCTCTTCAGATGCATAACAGATAAAGTGTAGTTGCTTCATCATCATCGAAATCTCTTCTTGGGGACTTTCAAGAAGTTCTTCGTTATCAGAAACTTTTTCAATTAAATCTTTAAATGAAAGTTTGGTCTCATCGATGTTTCGTGGCATTTTAAATGGTTTAGCTTTAGCAGCTGCTCCACCGTCGTATTTTTTTGCGTCTTCCCCGGCTTTAACATCAGCAGGTCTTTCCTTCTTTGTCTTACCAGGAATTTCACCGGTATGAACAAAATCAGGCGCGACTGGGTGTTTGATTAACTCAATCTTGTGCTGATCTTTAAAAGCTTTCTCTTCGGGTGACTTTGGTTGGGCCACTTCCGAAAGTAGGTCTTTAAAGTTTTTCATATTTAGTCCCTATTTAATTTAATATAGTTTTATTTATCTCAAAATGGATTGTCTTCCGCACCTTCTTCATCGGGTGCTTCAAGTTTCTCTTTTTCCATCTGGTCATTCATTTCGTTAAACTCTTCTTCGCTTAACTGCAAGATGTTACGAATAACCCATTCTCTAGAATAATATTTTCCAATCTGGTCTTCAATATCTCGTAATGTACTCATACGTTCACGAAGTATTTCTGACTGTTTTAATTCGTCGTAATAATTATCCTTAGCAAATTCATATCTTATATTGTTACGAATTTGGTCAAATTCTTCAGGTGTTAAAATTCCCTTCAGAATAAGTTGTTTTTCTAAGATAATATTAAACAACCAAGAAAAACGTGTTCTAATTCTTTTAATAAACTTACCAAATTTAAGTTCATCTCTTGTTATCTCTGAAGTTCTACCAAATGATGCCTGTGTTTCAGGCTCCAAACGTGTTAAAGGTACTTTCAACGCTTTATAAAGTTTACGTTGAAAATACAACATGTTTGTATCATCACTTAAGCCTTGAGCACTACCTCCGGCTAGTGTATCAACTTCAGTTGTTCGTTCACCACCTCTTCGTGGGAACCAAAAATCTTCTGTCATTGTCAACATTTTACGTGAGTCACTAATCTCACCAGTTGACGAATTATATTGTAACTTATTCTTATGTCGAGTCATCATATCTCTTAGATACTGCTCGGCCTTATTCTTAGGCAAGTTACCTACATCAATATAAAAAATTCTTCTTTCGGGTGCTCTTGTTAATGTGTAAATAACAGTTGCATCCTCTAACATACGAAGTTGGTTTAAAGGCTTGATCGCTGGATGTAAATGAGATAATACTAAACTGTTATTCTCATTCATCAAGCCCGATGTTATTCGAGCTATACTGTCTTTAGCGATTCTAACACCTTGAGTACTTCCGTTACCAGTACTACTTGCCCCACCAAATCCGTTGTCTGAGTACATATAGTACTCATTTTTAATCTTCTTAGTAGGAGCCCCACTATGTGGGTCCTTACTCTTCTTGTCAACCTCTCGTATCAGTTTTAATTTACGAGGGTCGCAATATCTTAACTCTTGTATACCCTTTTTAATATCTTTAGGGTTAATTACAATATGATAATTTAGTCTACCATCAACGTAGAACTTCTGAAACATATCGTAACCATTGTTTGCCATGTCTAACATAGAAACAACATTATCAAATTCTTCTGTTATTCGCTCTTTTACTTTATCAGGCAAATCAGTTTCGCCTAAAGTAATACCTACTACGCTTTCATCTAATTCTACTGATATAGCTTCATTAACAACATCGTCTACAGCTTGTGCAATTTCAGGTTGCATTGCCATATTCCGATATTTTGTTATGAGTTCAGATTCCGACTTAGCGGCACCTTCCATATCAAGTATCGTACTATAAAAACCACCAAGGGAATTACTAGAAACAGTAATTGCCCCATCATCATTTTGAGGTTCCACAAATGAGACAACATTATCGTTTGCCTCATCTTGTGGTCTCGTTATTTCAAATCCAAAAATCTTCATTATTTAATTACCTAATTTTAGGTTGTAGGGATACCAGTAGCGCCTTCAACTCTCCAGAAGTCATAGCTGAACGTAACCGTAAATTCTTCGATTTGGTCAACTGTGCTCCAGTCCATAGTTATCTGGTCTACCTGGGTTGGGTACATCCCCTCAAAGACGTATGTTCTAATTGCGTCTCCTTCTTTACTATATTGTGTAATGATTCCGTTTGATTTATAATCTTGTGGTAAAGAACGTAAATTACTATCGTGTGTATTGATAGAATTCATCCACGCTTCCATTCCGTTTCTGACTATAAAGTCTTCATCATTAATTATTGTTACTGTCCAATCTGCAAATGTTCTATCACCTGCATACTTAACCTGTCGTCCAAAGTAATTCGTATTGAAACTTCCTACTGTAGAGGCTGGAATACCAGCAGCTCTGCACATGAAAGGAACTTTAAAATCTGCTTCTGGAGCAACGGGGTTAAGAATTTGAACTTGGAACAGACTAGGACGTGCACCACCACCTACTAGCTGTGATTTAAATTCATTAATATTAAATGCCATGTTCGTTATTCTCCTTTAATACTTATTTATTAACCGATTGAGCCAACAATTTCTTCAAACTCAATCCCGCTTCGTGTTGCTACAAAAGTCAGTTCAATTACATTAATTGACCTAGCAGGCTTGATAAAGATATTAGCTTTAAATTTACCTTGGTCAACTACTGCTGGAGTATTTACTGTTCCATCAGATATTACTCTGAAGTCAATAATTCCCCTACGTCCTTGAATTTCTCTTAGGAATGGTTCAACAATGTTCTTAAATTGTGTTTGTGAAAACTCGTCATTCAATTCAAACAAGAATGATTGAGCTGCGTTAGCGATCGCTTTTTCAACAGAGATAAACAATCTACGAACATTTAATCTGTCAAATGCACTTGGTAGACCTAATCCAGTCTTATCACCGAATAAAACAATTCCTTGTCCTACTTGACTCATTACTGGGTTAATATCTTTACTGTATAGTTGGTCACGTTGAGCTTTATTAGGGTTAAACGCGAGTTTAACAACATTCTTAATTACACCCTTACGGAATCCTGCTGGTGATTCAAAAGGTTCAACTCTTGAAGCAAGTCCTGCAGTATCTCCATTTAATGGTACATATCTGTATACATCATTATACTTGTCGTATCTGTATTTGTAACCAGAATCCATGAAGGAATAAGAACTGTTTTGTAATTTTTCTGCATAAGCAATTACATTTGCAAGCTTAGTGTTTGTTTTATTTTCGTCAACAACAGCTTCTTTCGAAGGTGAGATAAATGCAACTGCATCTTTTCTGTAATCTGCAATATTAGAAATAATATAATTTGCAAGATTACCAGAGTTGTCACCCTTACCTTGTAGTACGAATGAAACATCAATTTCATTTGAATTAGCAAATAAATCGTATCCACCTGCTAAAGCTCCGAGAGATGTTGCACTCTCTGTAGTACCATCAGTACCTATAGTTGTAGATGTAATTGCCGTTAATGATGTATTTGCGTTGTTAGTAGTAACTGCATCACTAGGTACTCCGAATGCTTCATAGGAAGATGTCGAATAAGTTGTATTCGCAAAGTGTGTAGTATTAGCAACTTGTACCCAATCTGATTGGCCTAAAATTACATCTGCATAATAGTTTGTTGAACCATCTGCAAGCTTTGCAGTTGATGTTGTTGAAACATCTTCGTATAATTCTAATATTGTGCCAGGTGTTCCTGAGATTGTACCAACTTTATCTTTAACGATAACGTGGTAGTTACCAGTTTGTGGAGCTTTGCGGAATGACGTGTGGTCTTTCCATTTCTTCTCTAACTTAAGCTTGTTTAATGAATTTTCAAAAAACTTATATTTTGTACCTAATCCAATTGTATACTCGTGAGCTGCAATTAATGAGGTATTTGCTGTAGTGTCACCATCTGAATTAACTGTTCTTTCAACAAAAGATGATACTTCAATATCTTGATAGCCAACTGAATCGTTACCAATTGTTAAAATATCACCTGCAGTCATTGCAGTTGCTCCTATCGCGTTGCTTGGAGCTAATTCAAATAAAACTGTG